ATCGCTGGCTAATAGGTTTGCCCCGGCTACGGTCGGGGCATCCTTTTCAGGAGAAAATCAATGGCTAATACAAAATCTATTGGTGTTGCTTTCCTCGACCAAGATATTATTGGCGCACAATATCTCTTGAGCGATGAGCAATTCGGCTACACCGCCGCAGCCCAAGGTACAGTTACGCAAGCGACAGATAAGTCAACTGCCGTTACGCTGAACAAGCCTGCTGGCCGCATTACCATGAACAACGCGTCTTTAAACACTGCAACTAACGCTACGTTCACGCTGAACAACAGCTTCATTTCTGCAAATGACACTGTTGTTCTTACTATCTCTGGTGGTCAAGCTACCCCCGGATCATACAACGTGTTTGCTAACGCGCTGGCTGCTGGCTCTGTCAGCATCAGCCTACGCAACATTTCTGGCGGCACGCTGTCAGAAGCAGTAGTGATTAACTTTGCTATTTTGCATTGCGTTTAACTAATTTGGGCGGCTTTCGGGCCGTCCATTTTACGGAGTTTCTATGGCTGTTATCTACCTTGTTCACGACGTCCACGGCGCAAAAGTTGCTATTTCAGAAGAAGAAGCGATTTCTGATGAATATTTTGGTTGGGAACGCTATAATCCTGACGCGCCTGTAGAGGCGCCAGTAAACGAAATGCCGGCGCGCAATAGCCGTCGCCGCACAACGCAGGAAGACTAACCAATGGAAACGGCTGGGGACATCATTAACGGATCGCTTAGGCTGCTAGGCGTTCTGGCAGAAGGCGAAGTTCCATCGGCTGAGACATCGCAAGACGCACTGCGCGCCATGAACCAGATGATTGATAGCTGGAACACAGAGCGCCTGTCCGTCTTTGCAACACAAGACCAAATATTCACATGGCCCGCAGGGCAAATATCGCGCACGCTTGGGCCTTCCGGCGACTTCGTCGGCAACCGCCCTGTCCTGCTTGATGAATCGACGTACTTCGTCCAGCCCGGCACCGGCGTCAGCTACGGCATCAAATTTATCAACCAGCAGCAGTATAACGGTATCGCGGTCAAGTCCGTCACATCGACATTTCCGCAAGTTATTTTCGTCAACATGACGTACCCTGACATTGAAATGTTTATCTATCCGCGCCCCACAGCGGACCTGACATGGCATTTCATTTCGGTTGAAGAACTGACGCAGCCTGCGACGCTGGCAACGCAACTACATTTCCCGCCCGGCTATCTGCGTGCGTTCCGTTATAACTTGGCCTGCGAAATGGCGCCTGAGTTCGGCACGGAGCCTTCATCGCAAGTCCGCCGTTTGGCGATGTCGTCGAAGCGTAACATCAAGCGCATCAACAATCCTGATGACATCATGTCGGTACCGTACAGCCTGATTGCTTCGCGTCAGCGGTTCAACATCTACGCCGGGAACTACTAATGAAGACGCCGATCCTTGGGTCGGCGTATGTCGCTAGAAGCGTCAACGCCGCCGACAACCGTATGGTTAACCTGTTTCCTGAGATTGTCCCTGAAGGCGGCAAGGAACCAGCGTTCCTTCAGCGCGCGCCGGGGCTGACTGCTCTTGCGACTATCGGCGTTGGCCCGATCCGCGGTATGTGGACTTATGGCAATTACGGCTATGTCGTTTCTGGCCCGACGCTGTTTCAGGTAGACAACAACTGGAACGCTGTCGCTAAAGGCACGGTGGGCGGCTCTGGCCCTGTCAGCATGGCTGACAACGGCACGCAGCTATTCATCGCCGCTAACCCATTAGGCTATATCTACAACGCCAGCACCGACGTGTTCCAGCAGATTACCGACCCTGACTTCCCCGGCGCAGGTACGGTCGGCTACATCGACGGCTACTTTGTGTTCAACGAACCCAACAGCCAAAAGATTTGGGTTACGCAGCTACTGGACGGAACCAGCATTGACCCGCTGGAGTTTTCCAGCGCAGAAGGCAACCCAGACAACGTAGCCGCTATCTTTGTGGACCACCGCGAAGTGTGGGTATTCGGAACCAACTCGACCGAAGTTTGGTACGACGCAGGGCTGCTCGACTTCCCGCTGGCCCGTATCCAAGGTGCGTTTAACGAAATAGGCTGCGCCGCCCCTTACAGCATCGCCAAGATGGACAACCAGATTTTCTGGCTGGGCAAAGACGCGCGCGGTCAAGGGATTGTCTACAAGGCCGCTGGCTACATCGGTCAGCGCGTATCTACGCACGCTATCGAATGGCAGATGCAAGAGTATGCCGACATCTCAGATGCGACCGGCTACACGTATCAGCAGGACGGCCACAGCTTCTACGTGCTAAACTTCCCCACTGCCAACACCACATGGGTGTACGACGCCGCCACCGGCGCATGGCATGAGCGGGCGTCGTTTGCTAACGGCGAGTTTAACCGTCACCGCGCCAGCAGTCAGATGTTTTTCAACGCCACTACGGTTGTTGGCGACTACCAGACCGGCAAGATTTATTCGTTTGATTTGACCGTGTACGCTGACGATGGCGCGCCGCAGAAATGGCTGCGGTCGTGGCGCGCGCTGCCGACGGGCGCTAACAACCTCGCGCGTACTATCCAGCACTCCATGCAGCTTGACTGCGAAACAGGCGTGGGTCTGAACAACGGCCAAGGCAGCAACCCGCAAGCCATGCTGCGCTGGTCGGACGACGGCGGGCACACATGGTCCAGCGAACACTGGAAGTCGATGGGCCGTATTGGCCGTTCTGGCTATCGTACCATTTGGCGCCGCCTTGGCGCGACGATGAAGATACGCGACCGCGTCTACGAAGTGTCAGGCACCGACCCTGTACGGATTTACATCATGGGCGCTGAACTGCTGCTCAGCGGGACAACTGCCTAATGGCGCTGGCGCCGATTAACCCTACCCAGCTAACGCCGCCGCGTGTTGAATTTATCGACCCGCGGTCTGGCGCGATTAGCCGTGAATGGTATCGGTTCTTTCTGTCGCTGCTAACAGCTACGCAAGCCAACCAAAGTGAAGTTGAGGTAGCGCCCGATACGTCATCGCTGTTGGCAACCTACGACGCGTTGTTGGAAACGCTGACGCAGACCACAGAGACGCAGCCCGACGGCGCGTCCGCGTCTGACTTGGCTGTGGTGCAAAGCGAAGTACAGGCGCTGGCCTTGTCGCCGCCGCCGCTTGACGAATTGGCGATACGGGCGCTGATACCGGCGTCTACCGCACCTGTCACCTTTACGGCAGACTTTACGGTGACGGATGAGACGTGGATAATTAACAACAAGTCAGGATCGACTTGCGTTGTCACGCTGCCAGCCGCCGCAACCAATGTCGGGCGGTATCTTACGTTCCAGAACAACCAAGACCAGAACCTTGACTCTGCGTCCAGCAACGTCGTGCCGCAGGGCGGCGGTGCAGCCGGAACGTCGATTTTGCTTAACGTGTCTGGTAACTGGGCTACCCTAGTGTCAAACGGCACAAATTGGGTTATCATGCAAGCCGCTTCGTTTAACACTTTGCTGTATTAAGGAACCAGATATGGCCGTAACCATTAGTAACATCATCCCCGCTAAGACAGCGGAGAACGCGCAAACGACACAGTACACGTCGAACGGCGTGCAGACAATCATCGACAAGTTTACCGCGACTAACTACAGCGTGTCGGCTGCGACGATCAGCGTCAACCTTGTGACGGCTGCGGGCAGCGCAGGCAACGACAACTTGATTGTCAAGACCAAAACGCTCCAGCCAGCCGAAACATATACGTTTCCTGAACTGGTCGGCCATGTGCTGCCGAACAATGGCTTCATCAGCACAATCGCTGGCACGGCGTCCGCCATCAACATCCGCGCGTCAGGTCGTCTGGTTAGCTAATGCAGCACTTTCTTTGTCTGGCAGATAATATAGACGTCATTCCCGTTATGCGGGAGTTGGCGACGCAGCCAGACTTATGGAACCAGAACACGCTGCGGACGCAGCACCCCGACACGGCCCATGCTGAAGTCAGCGACATCTGGCTTTGGTTTAACGAGATACCAGAAGACCCGACCGCGGTTATCAACGACATCCAGACTGTGCCGTATCCTGCGTGGACACAGTTGCCGTCGCTGCGTCGGCTGGTGCTGGACCTTATGCGCCGCGTCGATGGCGTGCAGTTGGGCCGCTGCATCGTCACTAAGCTGCCGCCCGGCGGTCAGATAACGCCGCACGTCGATCATGGCGCACCGGCTGAGTTCTACACCCGCTATCAGATTGCGCTTCAGTCGCTGCCCGGCGCGCTGTTCCATTGCGAAGACGAGACGGTAAGTTTTTGTACCGGCGAAGTGTGGTGGGTAAACAATCGTGTAAAACATTCTGTTGTAAATAACAGCGCCGATGATAGGATTGTCTGCATAGTGGACATCAGGAGCGCATAATGATTACGGCACAAGTCGAGCCTTACAGCAAATGTTTGCCAGAATTGATGGAGTGCTACGACCTTCACTGGGAAGAATTGGCGCTAAACAAAGATAAAGTACCGCTTGATCCGCAGTATGATCTGTACGAAGCGCGCGACAACGCAGGACAACTGTTGCTGGTTACGCTGCGCGAAGCTGGCCGTTTAGTGGGATATTTCATAGGTTTCATCGCGCCGGGCTTTCACTACAAGACGTGCCTGACGCTGACGATGGACATCTTTTGGACGCACCCAGATGTGCGTGGTGGATTTAGCGGCGTAAAACTCTTTCGTTTAGTCGAAAAAGAAGCTAAAAGGCGCGGGGTGCATCGTATGTTCTACGGCTCCAAAATGCACAAGGACGCATCTAGGCTGTTTGAGTATTTGAAAATGGAACCTGTAGAGATTTACTACACGAAATGGATTGGGGATTGACATGGTCGCAGCCGCAGTAACCGCAGCAGCCGCAGTTGGCGGCGCGGTAATTTCCAGCAAGGCATCTAAAAAAGCGTCTAGGGCGCAGGTTCAGGCGTCGCAAGACGCTAACGCTGCACAGGAGCGCATGTTCCAGCGGCAGATTGAACTGCAAGAGCCGTTTCGCCAAGGCGGGATGACGGCGCAAAATGAGATTATGCAGCTTCTGGGCATCGGCGGCGACAAGACCGCCGCTGGCTACGGCAGCATGGCGAAAGCCTTTGGTACTGATCAATTTCAGCAAGACCCCGGCTATGCTTTCCGTCAAGCGGAAGGCATGAAGGCGCTAGAGCGGTCGGCAGCCGCACGCGGCAATCTGCTGTCCGGCTCCACCTTGAAGGGCGTGCAGCGTTTCGGCCAAGATTTAGCCAGCCAAGAATATCAGAACGCATTTAACCGCTATCAGACAGAACGCGCAGCCAAGCTGAACCCGCTGCAATCGCTGATGGGTTCCGGTCAATCGTCAGCTAACGTGCTTACGGGCGCTGCCGGACAGATGGGTCAGAACGAAGCGTCGAACATCTACAACGCCGGACAAGCCCGTGCGTCAGGCTATATCGGTCAGGCTAACGCGCTTAACAACGCGTTGGGCCAAGTAACGGGCTATTTCGCGCAGCAACCGCTGCAAAACGCGATGATAAACTATTATAACAACGTGCCGGGCGGCGCTGGCAGCAGCAGCGGCGGCGGCGGCGGTTTTGGGTCCAGCACACCATACCGGTTGCCGGGCATTCCGAGAGGTTAATAAATATGGCA